TGCCGTTATAGAAGCCAGCCCGCTCATGCCAAGCCTGGGTGGATACGTCGTACACCCACGTCCGATTGGCCGATGGGAAGGTCAGCACATAGAAAGGGTGGCCTTCTTGCTGGTACGTGTAGGCAACGGCATCAGAGATGGTGTCATAGCTCGCAATTGCGTACTCAATTGCATGGGTAGAAATGCGCTGTCCCGTGTAGCCGTTAGCCTTGTAAACAATGCCATTGCCGCGAGCGTCAGAGCCCAGCCAGAAGATGGAATTGTCCAACTTGGCTACAGATGCAACAGCGGCACAGCCTATCTCATTAAACGCACCTTGAATGCGTTGCAATGGGAAATCAGTCAGTCCAGCGTCGTACCAGACCTCAACCGAGTTGGAACCAAACAGCCAAACCTCTCGGTGGTCAATAATCATTGACACCAAACCATCTGGAGAGCCTTCGGCGCTGGCAAAGTCTAGCGGATCAATTGACGCCCCATCCAGCAAGCTAGTGACCCACACGCGCTGACTACTTGGCTCGATGAACACAAAGTAGCCATCCAGATAGCCGACAACAGAAGCGCCAGGAAAGTCGCCGTCCGTGATCTGGGCAAACACGCTTGTAGAAGCGTTGTATATGTAGCTTGGGCCATTGCAAGCAATGAACAACTGGATGCCGTTGTCCGACATGCTGACAGGCCCAGTACCCGACACAGTGCCAATTGACGTGTACGTCCAATCTGTGGATAACTTATACACAGTTTGTCCACTGACAACATAGGCATAGCCGCCAAAGGCCCACAAGCCACGAACTGGCCCAGTCCCAATTGTCGCAAGCCTACGCAACCCGGGCGCCCGCATGAAAAACGCAGGTTCCTTGCCCCCGTCAGGCACGATCTCGGGGAACATGTTGACGAGACGATTCACCGCCTCGTTAACGGATCTGGCTACATATGCTTGGCCGAGAATGGGGGTCTTCATAGAGAATCCTGGTACACCCACTGCGGGCTATCGTCAATCCAAATGTCTGCTTTGACATAGGACGCTTTAGCTTTCCGGCTTGTGTAAACAATTTCAATTGGAACGTCGTTAACTATTTCGTCAGGCCTACGCATGGTGACAATCTTTACGGTGTGGCCGCGATCTTGCGCCGACTGAATAAAGTCATCCCACAACACCGGATCTGCGGTGTATGTCTTGTCGTAGTCAAGCGCGATCAGCATCAATAATTCCCGGCGTACACATTGAACCGCTGCCGTGTAGCAACAATCGGATAAGGCAAGCTCATCAGGTCTTCAGGGTTGTTGACCCGCTTCAGATTCCGCTTGGAAGTCATTGCGATACGGTTGACTGTAGGCGAAGGCTCAACGCCAAACTCTGGTGCAATCTCGCAGGCCAAGTTGTACTTGAACGCACGAAGATAGCCTGGCGGCAGGTATAAAGTCGTTGCCAGCGTAGCAGGCTGAACCAACTCATCCACCGAGATGAAGTGCCATTCCAACGCCCGGGTGGGTTTTGGGTAGACCGTCATCTGGATATTGGGGAACTCCATGTTTACCCACATCACCTGTGGATAAGTAGAGGTCACCGTCTTCACAGCAATGCCGTCGTATTGCTGCTGGTTAATCATTTTGATACCGAACGACACGTTTGTCGTTGGATCACGGAAGTAGGTGGAATCGTCCAGCAGGACGGGACGATTGCCAACAAAGTCACCAGTTGGGCCAAGGTGCCGCTGGATTTCATCCGCAGGCCAAGTGAACACTTGATCCTGGGTGTTGTAGATCATCAGACGTTCGGTGTTCCACGAATCAATCATTTGATTCATGGCAGCAAGCGCGTCTTTAGACGTCTCAGGCGAGGGTGTTTCGCCTTCAGCGATTACCCCAATCAGCCGGAGTGCTGAGTTGATAATTTCACCGGCTGATGCCATTTCTTACGCTCCTTGCGTTTGTGTCTTAGGGGGTCGTCCCCGACGCTTAACTTCCAGTTCATTCACGGGAGCCGCATCTTCAGACAAAGAAGGCGTATCGTGAGTATAACGCACCCAGCCGTTACGTTCATCTTCTTGCGCCTCAATGTCAAGGCTTGCAATCTTTGAGCCGTGCTGTGGATGCTTGAGATAGATCATAGGCATGATAAGTGCCCCACGCCATTGCTGGCGCAGGGCTTTTACTACTTAGGCAACGCGGTACAGAACCCAAGCGCTAACGTCACTCTTGCGAGCAAGGAAGCGAGCAGACGAGGTGACGGCAACAACAGCGTTACCAACAATCGTCCAGCCAGTGCCAACCAGCACAGTGACTGCACCAGAGCTGGTGCCCAGATTGACCAAGGCCAGTTCAAACGTAGAACCAACTTTGGCGTTCGTGAGAACAGCTTCGGTCAATGCCACGGTGGGCAGAGTGTAAGAAGCAGCGGTCGTGCTGGGGTTGGCAACCAACACACCACCCGTAACTTGCGCAGCGGTCAGCGTTGCAGTTGCGGTTGCGGTCTGGGGGTCAGCCATTTCGCCCAAGAAAATCTCATTGAGATTACCGTCACCAATTTGAAAACCACCACCGACTGATGGAAGAGGCATGATATTTTCCTTAAAAAAGTTACAAGAAGGGGCCGAAGCCCCTTATATACGTTAGCCCCAGATACGGCAAGCCATCGCAGGACGAATGACCTTGTAACCGTACAGGACGTCAATACGGCAAGGCATACGGTCATTGTTAATGTCGTATTGGCGAACAATACGCATCGAAATGCCGTTGTGAACTTGGCGGGAAGCCATATCCACACCTTGGGGCAGCAACAGATCGGCGGTTGCGAAGGTGATCGCATCCTTGTGGTACACCAAGTTCTGAGCGTAGCCGGTAGCAGAGCCGCCGAGGAACGTCAGAGCAGCGCTGGCAGCCGGGAATGCATTCACGGTAGCCAAAGCATTGGCCGAGGTGAAGATGGCAGGCGAGACGCTCAGGGTTGCAGAGGTGCCAGAAGACACGGACACGTCAGCAGTTACGGTGAACTGTTGCAGAGCGCCGGTCGATTGACGGGTCTGTGGGTTAACAGCAAACACGCCAGCGATAGTGAACACGTCACCGACCTTAAAGGTGGGCGAACCGCTGGTGAAGGTGATGTTAATCGAGGTAGCGCCTTGGCTGAACGTAGAACCAGCGGCAACGATAGGAGCCGTAGGAGTCACGCCAGTCGTGTGGCTGGCAATAGACTGAGACATATTGATCTCGTCGTAGCCCAGAACGCCCGTGCCCATCATGCCATTCTTGAACTGCTTAGAAATGACATCGCCTGGGTTGAACAAACCCTTCAAGCCTTCAACCAAACCTGCGTTGGCGGCAGGGTTGACGGTGGCATAACGGGGGCTCATACCGGCTGCGTTCTCGTTCAGCTTTTGCTGGGCTTGCAGCAGAACCAAAGAGGTTCCAGGGGTCGTGCCAGGGGTACCAACAGAAGAGTAGATCTGCTTGTAGGAGTTGGCAACGTCAGCATCAATAGCGGCAGCCAGTTGGCTAACGCGAGGCTTCAGAACACGCTCTGCGAAGTCATCCAATTGCATGGTGAGTTCAGCGGAGGTGAAGTTAACACCAATGTGCTTCTGCGAATCAACAGCCAGAGTCGTGGATTGCTCGTTGTCGTCCTGAACTTGCAGAGCGGCACCGTCGGTCACCAGAGCGCGGTCAGGCAGGCGGATACGCAGGGTAGAACCGATCTTGGCACCTTCAACAGCAAAGCTGTCGTCGTACTGACGGTTAACGTTGCGGGTAAGAACCAGATTGTTCTCCAGGATCTGGAGAGCTTTCCGGGTAATCATGTCAATGGTAAGAATGTTATTTGCCACAGCAAATGTCCTTTAGAAGTGATTAGCGGTATCGTGATTCCAACTTTTTCCTCATACGCTGCTCTTCTGCCTCAATCCATTGGCTCGTCGTCATGGTCTTAGTAGAACGCGGGTCAGTTGTATCGTAAGCAGGACTTCCCGTTGTGCGGGCAGTCACAGGAGTAATTGGAGTTGGAGCGCTCGAAGTTTTCTTAACAGGTGGACTATCAACCAGCTTGGCTTCAAGTCTACCGATCTCTTTTGCCTGCGCGTAAGGCGTCAAACGAGAGATGCGTTCAGCTTCTTTTGGGTTTGATCCCAAGAAGTAGGCAATGTCTGGGCCCACATCAGAATATTGAATCGCTTCTGCCATCACGGTTGTGACTGGGAGCTTGGGGTTGTATGCGACTTGTTCAAAGTCATCATACTTTCCGCGAGCATCCTCTTCACGATCATGATAGGCGCTGAGAACTTCCTGTTGCTGCCGTTGACTTTCACGGCTACGAAGCAGCTCCTCGGCTTTGCGCGTTGCCAATGCATCAGCATACGCTTCAACCGACTCAAACTGATCCGCAGGCGGGATATCCACCGGCACACGCTGCGCTTGGGCCTGAGCCGCACGCTGCGATTGTTCTCTTTCCCATTTGCGTTGCTCACGAGCAAGGCGCTTACCAATGGCCGCATCAAGTTCTTCTTGTGTGAAGGTCTTGCTTGCTTCCGCTGGCTTTTCTTCCGGCTGAATAACTTCAGTTTCTGGGGCTGCCGTAGCTTCCAGTTCTGGCGCGGGCACTTCCGCTGAGATTTGCACTTCTTCTGTCATGGTTGATTC